TCTATACCTGCAACGACAATACCTGTCATGTCACTTTCAGCATTAGATGTAACAGCGGGATCAAGTGCAACGACAATACGGGCTAAGTCAGGTACATCCTGATGTTTAACTGAGGCATCATCTAACATAACCGTAGTCCAGAGTGCGCCTTGTGCTTCCTCTAGCACTTCAGCGTAGAGTTCCTGTCTACCTAACCGTGTACCTTCGTACTGTTCCTTAACAGCAGTTAAGTATGTACCTGCAAGGTTAGATGAGTTATCAAAGGTAGACCCTGTAGTAACTATAGTCTTAGGGTCTTTGAGTATCTGACGTATTAGCTTAGTAGGCTTAGGTGTAGTAGTGACCATAATACGAGGGTGCTTCCCAAGTCTCATACAGAACTGTAACATAGACCATGTGTCCATATCCTTGTTCCAAGCAGCAGTCTCATCACACCAAGCTAACTCAAACTGAGGACCACGTAGACGCTCAGGTTCCTCAGCAGAGAAGAACTGTACTTGTGCGCCATTGTCCCACGATAGTGTCCGTTTGGTTGGTGACCAATCAGGGAAACCCATCTTCTTACCAGCGTAGGTCTTATCACCCTTCCAGCAGATACTAAGGAAACCACTCTCGCCCTTAACCATAACACGTTCTATGTCTGAGTTAGTAGAGGCTACAGCAGCAATACGCTTGATACCACGCTTTACATTCTCTCGTACCCACTCAACGCCTGATCTAGTCTTACCAAAGCCACGACCAGCATTAATAAACCATGTGTTCCAGTCACTACCGTCAGGCTCAAGTTGGTTATCTCTAGCCCAGAAGTTCCAGTCATGCTTTAGTTCGTCTACCTTACGTGGCCCTAGCTCGTCAAAGAGTTCCTTGACCCTAGCAGCAGGTAACTCACGTAGAGTATCAGCCGTTATCTTCCTCTGGGGTCGGGTCATCAGTGTTCTTTCCTAGTAACGACATGAGTGTGTCGGTTGCACTCTCGTCTAAGTCTGGGTCAGTATCTTGTTCGACTTCAATGTTAGTCTGTGTAGGTGACCAACCACCCTTACTACGTAGGAATAACTCTTGGGACTTGAAGTCACCTTCCATAGCTTGGTCGATGACCTTACGCCCAACAGCACCATTGATCTTCGCTCGTTCTTGTTCGATGAACGACCCATACGTCTTATACATGGTAGACAGAGAACGTGGAGCATAAGTCAGATGCTGCATTGAAGCTATCATTTGACGTATGGCTATACCACCTTGGATACACTCCAAGATGTGTTTCTCTACGTTCTTACTGTAAGGTAGCTTCTCAGCCATACTAAAGTTCCTGTCTTTCAGACCACGACAAATAAGATGTACTTATGTGGGTAGCGCAGATTCTATCCTATCAAGATGTCAGCAAGACCCTTTACTCTTGTTCTTATGTTTGGAAGCATACGTCTTGGTTACTTGTAGGAAGATTGTAGAGACAACAACTAGGAGTGTACTTAAGTATATACTTAAGTTTTATACTCTACTGGTTATACTACATAGTGGAAAAACTTAAGTTAATACTATAGTAGTCTCTCTCTTATTATACTATAGGGACATTTTTTTAGTTTTGTAACACTAGAATCACAAGTTTTTTCTGTGAATCTTATAACGTGTTGTAATCTAAAGAAAGAAAGTTTTGTGGTTTTTGCTGTTTTTTTAGGCAGTGTGACATTTGTACAACACTTTTGCCTCAGTGCCTTGGTTGGAACATGGTGTGGGGGACGAAAGTAATTTCTTGTTTTGGATTCATGTGGGGCAGCCCGAGGCCACTGATTCGTTTGTGTATGATCAGGGGGGACCCAATGTCAACCCCCTTTGCATAAAATAATGTAAAACTGTTGCAAATATGTCGCGGTGTTATAGTATTACATTCGTTGTGTGTCCTTTGTGCAACACATTGGTTAAAACTAGGGCTTGACAAAAGATTTTACTTGACGAGGCGAGCGATTCGCCCTCCACCCCCACATTGATTCGAATGTTACATTATCACACAACGACAAAAGAATTGAACGCTTGTTCACTTACTAACGTGTTGTCATTGTTACAATGTAACACCACCGACTCCACTATATGACCCCCGCTAACACCATGCATGAAGCCATACTAGACTCGCCGCAATACTCACAAAAACCGTTCTCACAGTCTGGCTCTAGCTCTGCGCTATACTCTTCACAGTCCAAGCTAGTGCAGATAGCAGGTACTACGGACTCCATCGCGTGGTGGGCTATCAGGTCAAGTCCGGACTCATAACCATATTGCTGGGCTAGTATCGCCAGAGACTCGTTGTTGTTACGTCGTTTCATTGTACTAAACCTTTTCCGTATTGTTTTTCGTATTCCAAGGCGCATTCAGCCGCAGCCTTACAAAGCATTACCTCCTTGCTGTTCATTGTTGACGCAATTTGCTCCGCATACTGCAAGCACTCCTTTGCTTGTGCTTCTGTGGCTGCGGTAACTGCAAGCGTGAGCGCTAATGTCAAAGCCTCAGTGCTTGTTTTTGGCTCCGGGTAGTTCATTATGCTGACTCCTTGTTGTGGCTATGCAACCGAATTGTCTTCACAACAGCTCTACACCCTGTCTCATGGAATGCTTCTGAGGCAGAGCAATAAGCTTCGCCAGAACAAGTGTTGTCGCTCCAAACGTAAGGCTCATCGTCAGGCGGCAAAACCACTACAACGTACAATTCACTTGTCATTACAATGACTCCTTTTCACATGTTACACTTGCGTTATCATTTTGAAGCGTGGGACTCCATTGCTCAAACAACCCTTGGCAATCTTCAATTGTGAGTGCGTGGTCTATTACAAAATATAGATCATAGGCCGTTAGAATAAAACTATACAATTCCATTTTATAGTGCCCCCAAAATCATAGGTGTAAACAATGCCGCAGACAATAACAAGCCACCTATTAAACCTAGTGCAAGATTCTTGGCGTTATCGTTACCGCGCTTAGACTTAGGGAATACCCTATTCGCTAAAACATCATTTTGTAGAGCGTCGATTAATTGCGCTTCTTTTGTCGTGTATTCCATTGGCTTAAATCCTTTGTGTGTTTCTCTGATTATCACTATGGGGTGATTCGCTAGTGGAGTCAACTAGTGTTTACGATAGGATACGTTGATTGAGCTATCCCAACAATGGCGACAATCGCCACAATTACCGCCTTGATCGGGCGCAGGACATTGCCAGCCAACAAAAGACTCGCCTTTCTTATGGACCGTTGAAGTGCTAACACCGAGTCGCTTGGCGCTAGTCAAAGGCTTGTCGTTTACCATTGTTGCACTCAATCGGATTCTTAGATTGCGCGGTATTGTGCCGCCTTGCTTGCGATACGCCTTGACGATTCCCGATTCACGAGTCGGCAACCAATGTTTAACATGCGGAGTCTTTCTGGCAACTTTAACGATTGCCGCAAGCATATCCACCGAGTCCAGATCACCAGAGTCGAACCACCTATGATAATTTTCTCCGCTTTTAATTGCCGCTTTTTCAATCTGAAACACCATTGCCGCAACCCATTTGTGCGGGGCGTTGGCGATTAGGGCAACCGCTAGCTTTTGGTTGTTGCCCCAACCTTGATTCACACTCGGGCGTAACTTTTGTAACTTTCTCGCATAGCAAGAGTCGCACACGCTACCTTTTACTTTCGCCAACTTGTCGCCAACTTTACAAGCGAATGCATCCATTGCGAAAGTTGAACCGGGCATTTTACCGTTGCCAAGCGATAGCTTGCCAGCGGATTCCTTGGCAGCTTTGAGAGTCATTGTATATGGGCGAGTCTTTGCAAGTATCATTCTGATTCTCCCAAAATGTTTAATAAGTCCAACTTCAATTCTGCCAGAGTGATTTTGGTTGACTCAGGAATCGCGTTAGGGGCGACGCTTTCAATGGTAGCGAAAGCAGAATGTGCAGCGTTGATTGCTTGCACTTTTTCATTAATGTTTTGAATTTTCATTGGCTTAAATCCTTTGTGTGTTTCTCTGATTATCACTATGGGGTGATTCGCTAGTGGAGTCAACTAGCA